TTCTTCTTCACCCATTCCTGAAAGCTCTTGTGCACGTTTTAAGGACGCGTTCTTCTCATCTGGAATACGGAAAATACCAGACATAGTACCTTTTCTGCGTTGTTTGAAAATAACATAGGAACAACGCTTACCATTCTTAAGAGCCTCGGTAGGTTCTTGTGCACCTGGAACTAAAACACGCACAGCGGCAGCGGTATCGTTGTTGTCCATACCTGTATAACTGGTATAGACATAGTCATTTAATACCTTCTCTAGATTGTCATCAATAAGTTTTGCTTCGTCTTTTGGATAGTGGCTGGCTGACTTATACCACAAGTAGTTGAACAGAGGGTCTGCAAAAATGACCTTACTGTAAATATCCTCGCTGGTAGTTGTATCTTTATCAGAAACATCTGATTTCTCAACTTCACCTTCAACTTTTGAAGTGAAAACGATGGTTATATCTGTTTTCTTTTCTGTGGAAGTTCCACCATTTTGAACTTCAATTTTTGTAGTGCTTTTCTCTGTATCAACATCTGTTTCATTAACGCTCATGTTGGAAACAAAGGAGTCGTATTTTATTCCTACACGTGGAACAGATCCTCCGTTGCTAATATTGACTTTTGTTTTCTTCTGTCTAGCTACTGGAGTTTCTGTGAATAACATCTCCGTGTCGCTAACCAATGCCCTAGGCTGACATTCAAGATATGTCAAAGATTGAGCAAAAATTAGTGGAAGAAAGTTGTTGATTGACCCAAACATTTTCTCAGGTACAGTAAAAGCAGTGAGAGGGTTATTCTCACTTTCCTGTCGAGATGCAGACGGTTTTATGTTCGTTCTGTTAATTTGGAAATACTTCATATTGCAGTCTGCATCAATGTTAATTGAGTGGTAGCCACCATCATCTGATGCCTCTGCACGTGAAATAAGCCCAGAAAACACCGGACGTAACTTACCGTCAAAATCAGGTAAGAAAATATCTATCTGGTCCATCGGTTCAATACAAATACGACAACTGTTCAGTCCATCATCACGATTAAAATTGTACTTTTCTTTATCGTTTTTGATTGTAACAGTAGCTGTACTAATTCCTTGGACGACTCTTGAAATACCGATGTTTTCAACGTCCTTATTGTTACACAACGTAATTGCTTTTGTTAGTGCATCTAAAAAGTCTTGATTTTTTTTACTCGCATCAAATGAAGGTAAAATGCTCTCTGAGTCAACCTTAAAGTCTTCCTCTGTGGGTTCAGCGTTCCACATTGGTGCTTTCACGGACGCATTAAGGTCTGACATGGATGTTATATACATTCCAGCTAAGGAGCTGAACAAAACACGGTCCATTTGTGCGACAAACTTACGGTCGTACCCTCTACTCTTCATTTTCGCAAGAGCTTCTGTCCCTACATTTGCAACTCCATTTTCAGAACCAACAGATCCTTCAACACACGAACGTAACATCTTACTACAGTCAGTTATATCTGATAGCGTTGGGATTTGGATAATATTGTCGTTTATAAAGTACTCGTATTCATCTAGTTTATCAAGTATTTTTAGCAACAGGACAGCGTAGTATCTGATCCTGAACTCCAACTCAGTCATATTAACTGGGTTTTTGGCAACAACATAATCCAACGTGTAAAGACTTCTAAATGTGTCTTCACGCTGTTGTAAACGAGACTTGTAAAAACTGTAAAGAAAACCGAAAAATGGTAGCCCGTATTTTACAAAAAACGCTTCTGATTCTGTATCAGACGCTCCGTTTACTGATAACGAACCATCTGACAACCTGTAGATATATTCTGTTACCTTATCATACGCATGTTTTGCTTCAGGTACAGCAGGTACAGTTTCCCCTGTTTGACTTACCAATGTCCTGAATGCTTTGAACACAACACCTTCTGTAGGATTTGCCCTACGTTTAGATGCCAACTTACCTAAATCTTCTTGCAAAGAGGTTGCCGCCTCTAACTTCTCTACCAATGTTGATGCCTTTTCAAGAGCATCTAACTTCGTTGTTAGTGACTTTTGTTCGGCCGGAGTTACGTTCTGTGTAACATTAGCAGCACGACGCCCTGTAGTTGGAATATATATCCCGTTTACTTGAAACGATGGAATGTTACGAATTAGATTTGTAAGTTCCCGTGTTTCATCGTAATAAGACTGTGTCGTACCTTTATAGTAGTTAGTACGGAGTGTCGATTCTTGAACGATGTGCATTTCGTAACCATACGGAACAGCAAAATCCCATTTATATGCGTAAATCGGTTTACTCGGTATGGCACCGAATGTTTCCTTAATAAACTCATCTGTTATCTGCGGAGTGTCACCAACGCCTCGTGTGGCAGGTGTACTTTTACCTGATGTTGAACCAGATGATTTTTTAGCCGGAGGTGTGTAGAACGTAACCAGCTTTGGGTTAGAGATATAGGAAGGTACTTGGTTGTAAAAGTAATCATGCGCCGTATGACGCGGTGCTTGTGATTTTTTTCTAACATTGTCTGTATCTTCCGGTTGCAATTCCGTGTGGTCAAGACTATCAAAAATATATACTCTAGCATACCGCTCAAAGCAGTCACCAATATTGGGGATCTCTCTAACACGTCTCTGTGCTACAAGGTCTCCATATGGATAGGACTGTTCAGTCTTATGTTCTGATGAATAATAGTGTGGATTGCCAAGAGTAGTTCCAAGTAAATAGTGGCTGTTAATTATATCTGGTCGTAACGGGTCGTAAATAGCAGTAATGCTCTCACCAGATACAAGTGGTCTTATACATAAATTTTGGTCAAAGGCAATTTTAATAGGTTTTATATACTCTGCGTTTGCGTTACCTATCTGGTTCTGATTATAGTCCGCGCTTAGGACACGTATTTTTTGTGCAGCGGCAGGATATTGTCTCTCCACTTCTAAGAATTTAGCCTCATTTATTCGTTCATATGTAATAACAACTGCACGAATAAGACCGAGACTCCGAGCACTACCACCACCTGTACTTACGGTTCTGTGAGCTGGTGGAACGTAGTTACGTAATGTACGCAATAAAAGGTCTGACATCTCTGCCGTTGTAAAGAACGGCTTTCTGATGGTAACCGCTGCTGGTCTACGCAAAAAGGAAGTGTTTAGGTCCTTAAAGTCGAATTTATCGTCTTGTAGGTCTAATGCCATATATCACCTAAAAAATATTTGAGGTAGTCTGGAAAATATCTTTGAGTAGAGAACCTAGTGTAGTTATTGAGCTTGCTGCTCCCCATGTAGCTGAAATAGCACGACCGGCCGCAGTTGTTGTTAACATAGTCTCAATCCAATCATAGGTTGTACCAGTTACAACAAATTCAAACGTACACTCATTCGTAAATGGCGTCTTACCGTTCTCTTCCCATGTCATTTTTGTAAAGAAGCCGGTATAAATACATCCTTTATAGTAAATTATTGTATCTGTAAAAGTGTTGAAGTACCCTTCCATAGTTGATTGACCAGGCTCTTGATACACGTTATTGGAAACGAGACGTTCATATGGGTTTGAGGATGCAGAAGAAAATAGACTTTTCGCCCAGCTAACACCGCTATCAACCAACTTACCTAAATTCTTGACGCCTGCTTTACCCTTTACCATGTTCAGAGCACCTTTTATCTTTCGCTGGTCTACATCGAAAAGTGTTTGTAATGTGAATAACTCTGGGTTAAATGATTTATCTTCAAGGTCAAATCCAGTGGTTTTTGTATTTATACCAACTAACTGAGCAAACGAACCTTCCTTTTTAATTAACACGGTACCACGCATAATGGTAGGTTTTTTACCCCACTGCTCAAACACGTATCCACCAATTGTTTTTGTCTGCTTATACTCTTTTTCCATTGTAAAGGTAAGTTTATTTGGGTTCTGTGTAAAACGGAAGAAAAGAGGTATCTGCAAGTTACCAATAATAACTTGGTGATTGTGATAGGCGTCAAATGCACCTACATGTCCGGTTGTACTATCATATAATGCCATAATTTATTACCTTTTACCTGCAGGGAGATACGTATATCCTGTAACCTGTGATCTAGATTTTGTGTTGTCATCGAGAGCTTTAATAAGTGCCTCAATTTGTGGGTTCATCTTTGCGCCTATACTCTCCATAGCAGCAGACAACACCTGACCAATTGCAGACCGTTGCTCAGCGATATCTTGCTTATATTCGTACTCTTTGGCTTGCTTATAAGTTTCAAACTGCTCATCAGACATTCCGGTACGCCACTTATCGTACTCCATCTGCCGAGCACGTCCTTTACTCATAAGACCACCAATGCTCTCAAATACACCAACTTTCATCGTGGCAAATAAAACATCGCGCATATGTTCCACAGGATTGCGGATAGCGTCCAATGTTTTTGCTTGACGATACATTATTCCTTTTTCATCTTCAGAAATCTTAGTTAGTGCATCAATGCCTTTACGGTCTCCAGCTGCAGCAGCAGACAAAATCTCCATGTATCTCGGGTTTTTACTGAGTGCACCTAAGTTAAACATTTCAAGTAAAGATTGACCACCTCCAGAGTACATACCTAACATGGTAGACTCTTTATCTTTACCAATACCTATTTTACGGAAGTAGCTTAAGATAGCAGCAGAGTTTTCCTGCCAGTTCGTTACACGGCCGGTCATATCTCTGTTGCGTACCATCATATCATACATGTGTGATAATACACTTCCATGGCGTCCGGCACTTATAGCAGCTATGTTCAATCTTCCTTGTTCAGATCCTGCCATGTTCTGGCCGTTGAACATATTTATAAATTCTTGTGTTGTTAGCTTACCTGTTGTTAATTGCTTACTGAATTTATCCAAGGCAGCTGTTACGGCAGAAATATTGTTATCCATGCCCAACAGGTCTTGAGTCATCTGTTCAACAATCGAGATGCTATTTTGTGTTCCTAAACGAACACCTTGTTTATTCATGCTACGATTAGAAACAGCTGCTATTTGTCTGGCAAAACCTTCTAAACTGAAAGCCCCGTTGACGTGGAAGGCACCTTGTTTCTGGCCTTGGGTAGCAATATACATTCTTCGTACAAACTCATCTGAGACATTTGCACCGATACGAGTTCTCATTGCCTGACGTGATAAAGCAGCACCTACTGCATCTTGCCCACCAAAACCGTAAATACCCATCCCTGATAGAGAGGTAAGTGCGTTCGCAACTGCCTGGTCATCACGTAGACCCATCATACGCATTTTACTTCTATATGCCTGATAGCTACCTGCATTAAAATCAACGCCTTTACCGGGTACTCCCCACATGGAGAGATCACCGGCTGCTCCCATCGTTAAACGGGAGTTAGCCCAGTTTCCACCGAGAATTGCTTTCGTGTTTTCTTCAATAGCTTTTTGTAATTGTGTGGCAGCTGTAGTTAACCCCATTAAGGCTACTGTTCCTATTGGGCCACCAATAAAACTTCCAATTGCGCCTGAACCTAACAAACCAGCCTTCGACAGCATACTCATACCTGCTTTAGCACCAGAACCACCTGTAAGGCCATAGAATAAGGCTTTACCTGTGTTAAAAGCACCACCTAAGGCTGTTCTTGAGCGACCAATCTTATATAACGCGTCATACGCTTTAAGGTAACGGTCATACCCTTTACCCTTTGCATTTGTCATTATACGTTGGAACGCTTGATATTGTTTAGCTGACCATGTCGATGGGTTGGAACCCATTGTTCCAAACCATTGCTGTACACCATAGAGAGAACGTCCAAACGGATTTCTTGCGTTGTAGGACATACCTACGGTGCTTAAAAATTTTTGAATATATTTGGCTAGGTTACTTTGGTTGATGGCATTAACAAGGTCGCGGGCACCTTCTTTACCTAGCCCGACAGAGTTCTTCTTAGAACTGGACACGGACGAGTCCACGACGGTTTTCTGTTTCTTTCTTCGTTGAGAGTTCTCAGCTAGGAAATTACGAATATCCGTCAACAACCCAAGTACTTGGGTTCCTTTCTCATCTTGATCTGACAGCTTATTGAATATTGAGGAGATTTTATCGTTAGCGTCTTGTGCTAATTTTTCGCTGTTAGAAGAAGTGTTATTGTTTGTGGAGTCCGTGTCCATTTCTTATTTCTCTTTAATTTTCTTAGGATCTAAACCCATATTACGCATCATCACGTCGTACAGGTTCGTAACTTGTACATTTTTAGCTTCCGTTTTTGCGAGCCGTTGTAGTTTGTTCTCTTCACGTTGTTTCTTCTTTTCAATAACGGAGAAGAGATCACTATTTAGCCATGGTTTCAACGCTTCAAATACGTCGGCAATTGTCTTATGTACGTCGTCCCGATCTTTGTTAACTTGATCCCAGACCCAACTGAAAACTTCGGGATGTTTCAGCGTCTCTCTAAAGACTTTTGATCCTACTGCCTTGTGAACGAGCCACAACTGGCGTCCTATTGGGCCTTCGAGTCTTTTTTTAATGCTTCAACGCTCTTCTCATGTTCTGTAGATAGTTCGTCGTAGCAATCGTAAAGATTACGAATAGCCACATCATCGAATTTACCAAGAATTTCGCTTAAAAGGTCTACTTTGGTAAGGGAATCGTCGCCTTTACTTTTCTTGAGCTCTTGTACTTCTGGGATTGATAAAACATCAACGCCGTTAATGGCCTCGATGGAATACGCTAAGGTGAGCTTGCGTGAGATGATTGCTTTTGTTACGTCTGTTACTGCCAATAAATCAACGCGTCTCAGTACATCAGCAATCTCATCGGTAGTTAAAGTACGCATTGTAATCGTAACTTTACTTGTCTTAAAGGTTCTTTTTGTAGTGTGTCCTGCAAATAATTCAATCAGTGCGTCCATGTTACTTCTCCTTTACTGTGCTTGGTGTGGAGGGCCGAAGCCCTCCACACAAATTAACTAATTTTGGAACGGATTACCTAACGTTCCGCCAGCGATGTCTGCATCAAAATCAGACGAAGGCACGTATACGATATCTTTGAAGTCTACGTTCATGTTCTCAACTACGCGGATGTCGCTACCATCGTTCATGGATTTCGGCATTGTGTAGTTGCGGATGTAACATCCGGTGTAGATGATTTCGTACAAGGTGTGCCCGGTTGACGGGTTTAACCAGCGTTCTACCAAGTCAAACGGACGTTTGTTGTACGGCAATGCTGGAGCAATTGCTTTGTCCGTTGGCTGTGGTGTTGTGAACAACCCGATACCGTTTACTTGATACAAGGAAACCATATCCAACGCTAAAGTGCTGGAGGTTACAGGACCAGGGATCAGGTCACGGCAACGAGAAGGGTTTCTGTTCCCAATCACGAAGTTATATACGATATTGCGTTCTTCTGAAACGTCAATTTTCTGAGCCATACCCACTGGAGTGGAGTAGTAGGTACCAGTTGAATCAGGTACACGTACGAATAGCTCTAACGAAGTTACTAACCGTACTTTACCTTCGGGGTTAAGAACGTCAGTTGCGAATGTGAAATCAATATTCGGCATGTTCTATTCTCCTTAGATTGTCACCATGAATGAGATGTAGATGTAGTTCAACGGTCTGAGGACTGCGAATGCCATCTTAACGTTCACTCTGGTCGTGTCTTGAGCATCAGGTGTTACGATGATGTTAGACTGATCGTAATCTTGTACAAGGGTTCCAAGCATATCATCGAGCATCAACATAATTGATGTTTTGATAGCGGTTGGAGTTTTGTTGCGGTCATAGAAATGCCCAATAAATTCCTTGTCCAAATTGTATCTGATAGTCTTCATCACTTCGTCTTTGATGAGTACTACAGACAGTTCACGATTGTTCTGATTGGTATTATCAGTTGTTACTGCTTGGTTTACTGTAACAGCAGCATTGCGTGTTACGAGTACTGTTGTACCAGCTGCGGACATCTTCTCTACTTCAGAGCGAATGTACTCACGGCTTAAACCATAAATACCCGCAGGATTTTCACGTGTTAAAGGTTCAGCAACCGTGCGGTTGTTGTTTGTTGTCATACCTGTCAAAGCAGCCGCTGCATAGATTGAAGACTCATTGGGGAACTCATGAGATGTACCATCTGCATCTTCTACTAACAACGTTACTTTGGAAGGAGCAATGTTAATAATACGTTGTTCCTTAAAGGATTTTGATTGTGCAACAACTGCATCTGGAGCGTCGTCCAACGCTGCAATCCATGCTACACGTTCTTTACCGTTCTCTGTTGCAGAGTCGAGAACTACTTGTTTAGCGAGCATCTTTTGGATTGCTTCGTTTTGCGGGATACAAACGATTGTCTGGATCTCGTACTCAGAGAGTTTCTTCACAGCCGCTTGTACGTTCTTTGTTGATACTGTCGGCAAGTGTGTCTCTGGATCATCAGCACCAGGTACAACTTCGCAGATGTACATTACGTTTGCACCGTTGGTGAACATAATGCGGGCAGCTGCTGTAATTTCGTTTAATACCCATTTACCTGCTTCTTCGTTGTAGTAACATTCAGGACCATAAAAGGCTTCGATTGAATCGAGGTCATCAAATGCTTTTGCTTCGTAATAGGAAGCATCTTTTTTGATTTTCAATGTTACATAATAGGTTGCACCGCGTACTGGAGCGACAGGATCTTCATCTTCCTCTACCACAGCATCTGGTTTTAACCATTTAATTTTGTTACCAATTACTTTATAATCAGCGACTTCAACAGCATGCTCATATTCAGCAACTTTTGCTGCATATTCAGCACGCATGCGGGCAATTTCGGCTGCGACTGCATCGTATTCAGCTTTTGCTTGTTCATACGCTTCAATCTCTTCCTCTGTTGCATCTGGACCAGGTTCTACCGGCTCCTCGGGGAGCACAGGATATTCTGGCTCTACAGGAGCTGTATCGCCCGGATGTTGGTGATATTGAGGCAAGTTTGAACCATACGCATTAACATAATCAGAAATGCAATACACTTCTAAAACATTGCCGGCTGCATATTCCAACGTGTCAGTGTCTCCTTCGGCTGAGCGTGTTACTGCGTGGTTATTGATGTTAAGCGTGGGCGTAGCATGGCCTACGAGCCCAGCCGCTTTCAATCTTTGTTCAGTAATAGCTAACGCTGGATTCACTTCTTCCTGGATGTATACACCAGGAACTGTTCCTAATTTAATTGTAGCCATCTGTTTCTCCTATTTATTATTCGGAGGTGGAATCAACACGGTACGATCGACTGTTTTACCATTTTCGTCGGTATATTTTTCAACCGTAGCGTCTACCTTTATCTCCTCAATTAAAATCTGTTCGATACGATCAAAGTCAGCAACTTTTACATTCCAGTTCGTCATGAAGCTCACTTTAATTTGCTCTACCTGCAACTGCTGCGTACCTATTGGTTTATAACGCGTACCTTGTAAATCAACACCAGTTATCTCAATGTTTCTTTTCTTCAATACGCGGGTCCCGACATGACGAAGTGCGGAACCGACCAAATCTGTCAATCTACGTCTAGAAGACGTATTGTAATCAAGTATACTTATAGTGCAATTAAGAGAATAAACCCCGTGAAGATTATACCCCGTAACGACATTTCTCATTTCTCCGTTTATTTCTTTTTTCTCGCGAACTTCGGTTATCATTTCCTGACCGATTACACGATTGTATAAATTACCTGTTACATCCTCTACAATAACAGACGGTATGTTCATACGCTGTGTGTCATTGTATGTCGTTGTAATGTTGATGTTCGTTTCAGCCTGATTTTTACACCACTTGTAGAAATCATCTGGTTGTTTTGAAAAGTACTCTCTCAAAAACAACACTAATTCTTTCTGGCTGTGGGTCTCAGCTGCTAAGCTAATTAACTCTTTCATGCCAGTGGTAGAGGACCAGGTACATCAATTCGGTAAAAAGCATGATTCATCTCAAGCAATCTCCATTTGAAGTCTTGTCTGGCGTACATCCCACCCAACATCGGGGAAGTCTTTTCAACAGCCGTAATGTCGTACCGTTCGCCATTGTGGTCTACAATAACATCACGTGGGGCAAGTTTAGGCTGCCAAATAGTCCAGGACTTAGACTCTCTTACTGTACGGATACCAAGGTCCTCATACTCCTCTTTTTTATCTCCGTACACCATTACAACTTTAATTAAAACTGGCGGAAGGAACGGGTCTCTCATGTCTGTTCCAAAACAGGTAGGACACCGTGTTCCGTATTTACATTTGTTGTTGTCATCATCGCAGTTAGGGCATCTCTCACCATAAACACGACGTTTTAACAACCACACCCATTGTCCATCCATCTGTAAAATCGATAAAGTACGACGTCTAATTTCCGATAAATACGGAAGTAACTGATTCGCACTTGGGATTGGTGCACCTGTACCACAGGAGTAAATGGGAAAATCTCCTATCGTATAGATACTATCCCGGTCCGCTGCACAGGCAATTACTGCATCTTCTGGTGAAGTAGGTCTTGACTGCTCTCCTACTTCTTTGTCACCGTTTTCATCCACGGTGTACGCAGCAACGGAATAATAAAAATTGGGACGCTGCAAAATAGTAAGCTCATTTACATATACCTCGTATGGTTCAGCGTCGTTGGTAGATTCAATCGTCGGTGTTTCATCTACCCAAGTTGTCGTTCCTACTGGTATATCCGCCACTTCTGTAAAGTTTCCATAGGGAACCATGGACCGGTAAATCTTATAACCGTCAGCACCTGTAACGGACGTGAACTCTACTCTGTTATTCTGTAGAGCCCCATCGTTTCTATTCAACAGGTTCTGTACTTTTACAGCTGGTGCTTCCAACATACGCCACCTTATAAGACAGTTAAGTCTTTCAAATCTACTTTCAAAGTTCCAACGTAATAGTCTTGGGTGCTTAAATACCCTGACTGGTCCTTTGCTGTAACCTTGATATTTGCGTCAAAATTGACCATGGCTGCGTTTTTCTCAACGCCTACCACTTCCCCAATATACCCAGCAGGTAAAACAGCTTCTGCAATGGTGTACAACGCTGTAGGGGTCTTTATCAAGCAGTTCTGGCTGGCAATAACATCTGCTGCTGTTTGAACGCGAGAACCAGGGAACATCGGCTTATCAGCTTCTTTTTCCAAGCATTTGATTTCCAACACTGGGAAACCATTGGAGATAAGAAGTTTGTGTAATTTAGCAATGTCTGCTTTATCTGAAGCCAACACAACATGAACCTCGGTTTTGCCACCGGTAAGTCCTGTTTCTGTATCTGGCGTGTATTCGTTCGCCAACTCTGTGATCCAATCTTCCATACCTTCCCCTTATCTACTATATCCGGCACCGTATAATATACGCATGAAGGAAGACATCTGAGCTGTAAATTTCGGATATCCGAGTCCGGCAGGGCCAATACCCATACCGTAGTACTTCTTGATGTTCCACTTCATTTGTTTATACCGTTCCAAAATCTTATCGTTTACACTTAGTAACTTACCGTTACGGTCTAATGTCATTGTTAAGCCATTGTCGTTATACGAGAAGTCGTCGAACGACATATCTGCTGCTACTAAAATCGATGCTACTGAGGAGCAAGAAAACAAAACAGCCGTCTCCCAGAGTTGGGGGGCGGTGCTCAAAGAATAATTGGTTTGTGGGGTTGTGTAGTTAATATCGTCCAAGCCCATTTGTAACCAAATTAACAGTTTGTCATCACAGAGGCCCTTCACAAATCTTGCTGGAAGACCTCCGTTTCTTGCCTTAAACAGTAACTGTGGTACGTTCATTATTTTTCCTTATCTAGACGCTCAGACATTTTATTCATCATGTTAGTGAACGCCTGTGTCATTTGTGTCATCGCCTGCATTTGTTGCTGCATCAGCTCGTTTTGTTTCTTCATCGAGTCCAACACAGACTCTGTAGTACCAGACTGAGCCGGAAGTGATGAGCCTTGAATGGCTGAGTCCTTCTTATCGCTGGTGAACATCTGCATATTAAAGTACTTTGGTGTCGGAGTATCCGATACTACTTGTGCTCCTTGTGCAGGTGTCTGATTAGCAGGCATGGGGACCGGTTCGGTCCCATTATCTAAAGATTTCCCCTGCTTAACCAACTCAACTTCTTTCGGGTCGGTGTAAATGTCTACCCATCCGGATTGTTCCAAAGAGTAGAGCTGACCTTTGTGGTTCTCAAAACCCTCTTGTACGTACGAATATGCACATTCAGTCCATTTATTTGGTCTAAGTACAATTCGTAAAGATGTAGCAGCTAGGTCGTCACCCATATTGAAACCGCCGTGTACATCTGACAATACTACTTGAATTGGGCCTCTATAGAAAATATAGATTTTGCCCTGATAACCACTATACAGTCCTCTTATCATTTACAACTCCTTTGCTTAGCTTGGTACTACAGACTTAAAACTTATTTTTTACTGCCGAAGATTGATTTGAACCATGCCCATACGCCTGAGGCAACTTTGGATACTTTATCAATCCAGTCTTTACCGAACCATTTGTTCAACATGGAGATGCTGCCATCGATCATGAAACCGATAACTTGACGCTCCAAGGCATCCGGTAAGTATTTAATGTTGCAGTATTTCAAACACGCTTCAATAGCGAGTTCTTTTTTGTCAGCAGAGCTCAGTTTGTCACCGAGTTCTTCTACTTGTTTCAAAACGTCCGGAAGGATTTCTGATACAATCTTGAGAACTTCAGCTGCTTTTTTGCCTTTCAGTGACTTAATAGTGCCGTGTGCTTCAATTACGGCTGCTACGATCTCTTCTAACAGTTCTTTTTCAACTTTTGATTTAACCATACATTTCTCCTATAGGATATGCTTATCTTTGTTAGGGTCTTGGTCAGAGTCTTTTATGACCGACAACCCCAGCTTTTCTAAACAGTTCACAATATTATAGGCCATCGATTCACATCGATCCTCAAGAGGGGACCCTTTACCAAACTTAATGGTAAATTTGTATCCGAAGACTTTGTTACCGTTTTTATTACTGTAAAAAAAGCCCACAATACCCTCCTATTTTCAACCTAAGTGTTCAATTTGATTCTCTGAAAACCCCGGGAGATAACACTCCCCCGGGGTTTTATATTTGAACTTATTTCTCTAATGAGAGGTGCATGATACCTTTTGTGTAGCGGATGATGAATCCGAGGTCTTCCCAGATCAGGAAGTCATCTGTCATGCTGCCAATCATTTTTTGGGTTTCGACTGTTAAGTCAGTACGAATTGCCATCACACCAACTTTCTCAGGATCCGTTACGATGAACGCATCTGCAGGGTTGATGATTTGGATGTCTTCGATTACCTCTTTACCTTTCTCGTTGCGATAGGCGAAAGATTCACCGTTCGGTACGTTCAAGACTGTGAGGTTCCATACTTTACCCATAATACCTTTCTTCATGTTTTCGTTTGATTGCTCAGCCATGAACAACGGTTGAGAGGCTGGTTTATCAGTTGATAACATCAAGAGGTCTTTTTGGGCACGTGGGTTGATGATCATTTTGTTCGGGTTGATACGAGCTTCCAACATGTAGGTGATACCTTGGGCGATCATATCGATTCCGAGACCATCGTTTACTGACGGTTGCAAGCCAGGATATTTGGCTGGGTCGTTGTAGAAAGCAGCTGAGTCTGTAGAAGCAACTTTCAAGAGTGAGAACCCTTTCAAGTCTTCTTCTGACATTACGGCTGATTTCGCACGTTCTTGTGCACGTGTCAAGATATCGTATTTACGATAGTTTGATTCATTCCAGCGAGTTTTCGTCAGAATGGAGATCGGTGTCGTGTTGATACGTACACGATCTGAGTTGATGTGCACTGCTTCCGGTAAACCGTTCATAGCGATTTGATACGCTTTCACGGACACGTCAGCATCCAACAGGGCTTCTTCACCGAGACCCAATTGGTAGGTTGCGTATACTTGACGTACACGAGATTCGTGTAACAAGTCACGTACTAACGGTTTCATCATCAAGTTGGCGATGACGTTCAAGCCATTAGGTTGTTTTGCGATTTTTGACAATTCTGCTTCGCGGACTAAGTAGTTCGCTACATTGGTCATATCTTTTTCCATAATTCACATGTCTCCTTAACTTATTTCACCGCTTTGAAGAACAGGATGTCGGAAGAGGCTTTAGGAGCACGAACTACGAATCCCACTACTTCGCCGCCAAGTTTTCCTTCTGTACCAGCCGTTTTACCTAACACGCCATCGTCGTTTAAGTATAACGGAGTACCCGCTACTGCACCCACTACTGAGTCAGCTGCTTCACCGCTTGCAAATACTGCACCACGGCTATCGTCCCATACGCGGAATTGACCGCCGAGGATGAAAGAAGCCACTGTGAAGTGTTTGAATGTGCGGTCAATGGTCTCATATAAACCATTGTACGGCAGGAATTTTGTATCATCAGCTGCTAAGCCGATGTCTTGGAAGTCGTCGGTACCTTTAGCAGGTACTACGACCGGTAACGCACCTTCTGCTTCCGCTGTTTCGAATTTTACATAGCGGCCAGAGACGATGTGATTTGCTTCGAGGATAGCACCGGTATCTTCTACTTTCGGAGGAAGACCTACAGTGCGACCCAATTCTAATGCTGCATTGATCATATTAGTTTAATCTCCTTAATTTAGTCCCAACCAAACAATTTGAGCAAGCGGTCTGTTTCGTTTTCAGCGTTTGCTGATGCTTTAATTGTAAGAGCTTGGCTAGATGACGCAGAGGTCGTCATAGCTGGGGTGCTCACGCCTTTCAAGCTGTTCATATAAGCATCCAATTGTGTTGAGTTCATGCCAAATAAGTATTTGGCTTGTTTATCGATTGAGGCTGCCATGGCACGGCCATTTGCTGCTTCAATTGAGAGCCCTTCTTTCAGTGAAGCTACACGTACTTGTTCATCAGCTTTGATAAAGCCTTTGCTGCACATTAAAGCTACACATTCTTTTACTTTGGCAGATTTTTCTTTGATGGCTGCTTCAGTCTTCAAAGTATCGATCTGTTTGAGTAATGCTTCTTTTTCAGAGGCTTGCTTTTTGATTGTATCTTCATAGGAAGCAATCAATTTGCGGTCTGTCTCTTCTTCTACTTTCGTAGAGTTTTTAGCATGTGCTGACTCTTCGGTGTTGTTGCTCACTTTTTCAGAGCGGTTATCAGCACCATCGAGTAACAATTTGTCGCTTGGAATTTCACCATTCTCGGTCACACCGGGAACATTGTACTCGGCTTTCTTAGCAATGGCTTCATTCGCTGCGGCTTTAGCTTCTTTACCTTCGCTGATCAAGTTTTTATCAGTTGTGACATCACCTTCACCAGATGCTTTCGCATGAGCTGATTTCGGATTGTCTTTGAATTTTTGTACACCTGACCAGGTTGGGCTGTAATGTGCTACTACTTGCAATACGGCTGCTGTGGTTGATAATACATCGTGCACTTTGTTAGCTGCCAATGATGCTACCACGGCTTTACCGAATTCTTCACTGGTTGCATATGCTGAGCGTGCTTCATCTTGATCGATGTGCTCACCAAATGCGGCTTTGATGTTGAATGATGCAAATTCTTGATTGCTCTTTGAATCTTTAATCATCCAAACACTGTCGCCAATGCTGGCTTTTTTATCCAACGTGGCAACTAAGTTAGCATAGCAGGCGTTTACTGGGTCTGCTGCTAAGTCCTCGGCTGGAGCTGCTGCAGGAGCTACAGGCAATGCTGCAGGTTCTGCTACAGGCGGCACGGGTGCGGCTGCTGCCATATCAGGAGCGGCAGGAGCTGCTTCTTTACCTAAGAACGGAAATGCAGATTTCAAAGCATCCAAGGCTTCTTTACAAGCAGGATCTTGACATGCTTCTACTGCTTTCACTGCTTCTTCCAAAGCAGATTTCTGTTCAGGTTTAAGTTGGCCGTCTTTTTTCTCTTCACCGGGTTTTTTGTCGGCTTCAGGTTTATCCTCGGGTTTTTTCTCTTCTGATTTCTCAGCAGGTTTTTCCTCGGGTTTGCCTTCTTCCGGTTTTTTGTCTTCGGCTGGGGCTTGAGCACCTTCGGTTTCAACAGCAGCGGTTTGTTCCACTTCTGCTTCAGCTACTTTCGCAGCTGTTTCCGGAGTTGCAGCGGCCTCTTCCTGTTTCTGGATTTCGTCCATTTTTTTCTCCTCGGCTTCTGACGTAATTGTTACATCTTCTTCAGCAGTGACTGCTACATTCTCCGTTGTGTCAGAAGCGGTTTTCTCTAAAGTTTGACCGGTTACTTCGGCCAATTTCTTTAACAAATCGTCCGCAAAGGCAGACGCCTTGTTGTTCAATTCACTCATTTCTTGTTCTCCTTGTTCGTTAACAACAATTTCTTGGCGTCTGTGGCCCAAGCATCTAGTTTGTCTTTTAACGAACTTAAAAATTGTGGTGCCTCACTACCTTTGATAGTAGCTCCCTGCTTAAGGGATGAGAGGGCATCAACCAACGGGTCAACAACGTACAACAAGTAGACATCGTTCCCGTCAACTGCTTTCTTTACTAAGCACCGTGCAACGTCAAATGACTTACCATCAGGCATATTGAACTTAATAGTTGTTTCAATATCCTTATCACCGGTATCTGGTGCACAGAAATCTGCAATCTCATCATCGGTGAACTCGTTCAGATCGAATTCGTGCTCAATAGCACCGTTTGAATAATCATCTGAATTGGTATTTACATCATCAACACCAAGTGCTTCGAAAATCTTTGTAAAGGCTTCCTGTAGCGTCTGTGCTGAACCTTCACCCTGACCTTTTACTCCCTTACCTGTTACGCTATAACTAAATGTGTTATCTTCTTTTTTAACGATCTCCAAATTAGCTTGGTTCGTACCAAAGGCTTTATTATTTGGGGTTAGGACGCCTTTCATTAAAAATTTGTATTTGTTTTCAGCAATAAAATCTTTTCCGTTCAGTGCAAATTCAAAACCTTTCGTAATGTTGCTACCGAAATTATCTCCTTCACGTTTAAGGCTTAAAACACGTAAGTGGAAATCACGATTTGGTCCAATATCGAACTCAGGTAAATCATCTGCATTTAGAAGTTGGTCACTCTTAGGTGCTTGTTTTTGTTTGCCTTCCTCTTTTACTTCAGGTACTTCCTTGGCTTTTTGCTCCTCTTTTACATCTTGTTTCTCAGATAAAGGAGCCATCTTTTTAAGCGATGCAGCATAAAAAGCCTGACCAAACTTCTCACTACCTAAAGACATACCCAATGTAAGGAACTCTTGTTCATGGGCTTGTAAGAAATTACGTATCTGTTCCGGTGTATATTTCTTAGACACATTTCCTAAATATGTTGTGTTGAGTAACGTGCCAAAAATGTTTAAGGCCATGTTAACCAGTTCATCTTTATTACCAGGAAAAATACCGTTGTAGTCTTTGTTAAGTTTATTCTCAACTACTTTACGAACAGAACGCATAAGTCTTTCAAACATCTCAGGGCTTACACGTTTTACCAACAATTCAGGGTCATCGTGGTTAACTTTAACCTTTTGTTTCTTTGCTGGTTTCGTATCTTCTACTTGCGTTTTCTCTTCAGTAGTAGGTTGTTCATTTACAGGTTCCTCTGTTTTTTCTTCAGTAGGAACCTCAGTATCATTTACCTCAAAATCTTCTGGATAAGATGGTGTGCCGTTCTTAATAGCATTACCTACAGCTGTAGCAATAGCATCTGCATTAGAACCTGGTAGGATACTCTTAAGAGCATCCTGCACTTCAGGGGCGAGTTCACCACGTACTTTCTCAGAATATTCAGGATTTTTTAACCCTTTTTTATCTAAAAGATCATTGATAGCATTAGCCATTTCTGAAGGGTTGCTGTTACCGCTAATACCATCAGCTAAAATCTGTTTAATTTCCTCACTGACTTCTGTCTTGAAGGCTTCATATTTTTCATCTACTTTAGGAGCCTCTTCTTTTGGTTTTTCTTCCTCAGCAGGTTTGTCAGCAAACAACGCTTTTACTGCTTTCTTCTCCTCAGGAGTTTCAGCAGTAAATTGTTTTTTAATCTGTTTAATTACCTTTGGTCCGTATTCGCTACGATATTTATCAGCAAACTCTGGATTTTCACTAAAAGTGTCGTCAATTGCCTTATTAAAATCTGCTTTTAATGCTTCATTGTCTACATCCATTACATTCTTTGATAAGTGATCGGTCATGGCTAAAGCAATGGCTTCATTTACTTTTGGAAGAAGTGCTTTGAACTCTTCGTCCTCTTTTTCCAATTGACGTTTTGTTTTCTTTTTAGGCTTCTGCCCTTTCAGCATCTGCTCGGCATTAAATGCTTCAGCAGCACCAGTCTCTTCAGTTGTATTGGCTTCATGTCCTGCTGTTTGAACAGCATCCATTTCAGCTTTATCGAGATCTTTTAAGGCATCAGGTGTATTGCGTCTTTCAGCTTGTTCACCTGTAGCAGCACCGTATTTATCAATATAAATCGTTTTTACAATTTCATGTACTTCAGGAGGTAGTGCAGACAAGTCTAAATCAGACGATTTGACATTATTCTTTGCTGCTGCATCCAAAATGTCTTTAACCTCAGATGGTAAAGTTTTACGTGAGCCTTGTACAAATTTGTTTAATTTATCTTTGAGTTTAAGTGCGTCACTCATCTTACCAGCTTCAGTTGTTGCTTCTTCTGGCTTATCTGTTGCAGGAGTTTCGGATGGTGTGACTGCTTCTGCTGGTTTTTCTTCGCCCCAAGCTGAAAAGTCAAAATCCAAGTCCTTTGTAGGCTCTTGATTTGCTACGTTATATGTATTTTTAGGCAACTCACTTCTGTCTTCACCTGCTTCTGCATCGTTAGAAATGTACTGCAACATCTCGCTGATATACTTCTTTAAGCCAGCTGCATTCGCTTTGAATTTGCTACCAGGGTTCTTTTCTCTAAAATTGTTGTGAATAACGTTCCATTTATCAGCACTCAATGTAAAGGAAGCTGATTTTAAGTTACCATTTTCGTCTTCTGCTGTCTTTGCATTGGTTACATTTGTGATACCGTCTTCCCCAACTAAATAAGAGATTAGCTCGTCAACCACCTCTTTTTCGTAGGCTGCTTTACCAAAAGACAATTTTACAGTATAAGACTCATCTTGATCTTTTCCTTTCTTCGTAGAAATGGAAATACCGACTGGTTTTGTACTGTCTAACCATCCACAAATGACACCAGATTCTTTGCTTGCCGTGACCTTCAAGGTTTCCTTATAAGCTGCTTCCTTCTCAGGAAGAACTACACCCGTGGTCATGGTCAGACCAAACATGGAAACTGCATCTTCTACAAACTTTTCTGGATTATCTACATTTGGAGCAAATAGAATTTTTACTGTTTTGTCCGTTACATCAAGTTCTACGATGCCTTTATTGATATAGGGCTCCAAAATATAATAGAAGAAGTCTGCTTTTTCAGGAGAGGAACAGTCTAGTTGATAAAAACCTGTATCCCTATTTACAGCTTCGACGTATTCACCTGTATTTGCAGGAACGTCCGTAGGCTTGTGTTCTTCTGCGTTATACGCATCCACAACTACGTTTTCCTCTACATTGGAAGG